GTATTAGCAAAACCAATTTATATAAACGAAGTAGAAGGCGTTGATAACCAAGGAAACCTAAGATATAAGTTCGTTGGTTACAGAAATTTTAAAGAAAAGTTCTAAAGTAACCTTCACGCCAAACCGCTTATACCCATATAACTAAGGGAAATTCTCCCTTATCCCACCAAATCATACCCAATCCAATAAGTTATTTTACTACTTATACCCCTTAAAATATCGGCGATTTGGTGAAGTTACAGAATACGCAAAAATCCGAAGTAATTGTTTAAGACCGAATGGTCTTTATTGATTGTCGTTATTTAGGTTGTCTGTTTGATTGCAACAAAAATTCTCAACAACAATCTCTCGACTACTTCCGAGATGTCTCTCCTGAGGGAGAGCCACTCCTCGTGTCTCGAGGGTGTTGAGAGTTAGAGAGAATTCGTTGTTTGCGTTGTCAATCTCTAGATTTATATATATTTTATCATACTTTTTGACACATTACAAGTTTTATTTTTCACTAGGTGGATGGTTCAACTGTTTGTATGCAGCTCACTTAACATAAATAAAGTGCATTTATGACCATATTAAAATAAATTTCTTTAGTCCAGAAGTGATACACCAACGCAGATAGGTCTTCTGGTAGGTAATAAGTGTAAAATAAATCGGAAATTGGTGGAGCTGATAGGAATCGAACCTACGACCTACTGGATGCAAACCAGTCGCTCTCCCTACTGAGCTACAGCCCCTGTTAAGGTAATGCCCACCACGTAGCTAACAATACTATTAATACTAATATTTGTTCTATTGTCAATGGTGTTCTAATAAGTAAAGTGAAATATTTCTCTTGCGATCATACTTCTTTCTATCCTTGTGTTTCTGCGTTTTAGCGTGAGCAGGAGTAAACTTTCTACTCTTAACATTCTCTAGTTTAATTCTCATAGTTTAAAAGCCTCCTTGTGCATACCGAGTTTATGTAGTTCCTTTTTGACTGTTTTCTCCAAATCTTCTACATCAGGCATAGAGTCACCATAGAGTTCTCTACATTGCGTTTCGAACTCCTCTTTGTTTTTCTTGTTGAAAATCCTATCCCAGTTGCTGGAATATTTATCGTGATTGGTTTTTCTATATCTACTTCCTTTGCTCATTATTTTAGCCATCTTGGTAAAGGCTGAAGTCCAGCCTTTCTTTGTTTTTGTTTACAGCGAATCGTTCCTGCTGCTTTCTTTTTGCGAAGTTTATCAGATCTTTTTGTAAAGTGTTGTCTTTCTCTCACTTCCTGTAGTTTACCAGTCGCATCTACTTTGCGTTTCCATTTCCTCATCGCTTGTTCAAAGCGACCTTTTTCTACGTTTACTGATGTCAATTTAGATAAGCCTCGTCCTTTTTAGTAATGTTCTGCATAAGTCTCCCTAAATCATTGGCTATACCAAGTTGATTATCGAGAGTAACTTGCAGAAACTTGATGACCCACGCCATGTCAAATAAGAACTGTGGGTCGTCTGTGTTAAATCCTAGTTTTTGTAATTCTGTTATAAGCATAACTGAGAGTTCTTCATTTAACTCTTTGCTCCTTTTCATTGTTGTATAATATTCCCCTGTGAACTCGACAACGTTGTCTTTCAATGGTTTCATATGTTTATCTCCGAGTAGAGTCAAAACTCCACCCCTTTTTGCGTAATCGCTTTACACGCCCTTTAATGGCATCTTCACTTCGGTCTAACATTATAGATATTTCTTTTACTGGGCGTAACCCATAATATTCTTTTAGATGTAAGTCCTCTTTCTCTGTCCAACGAGGATTTTTAATTGCCATGTTTTCCTTTTTTCATTTATAGTCATATTGTATCAAAGTTGAGCTGCGATGTCAAGAATTATTTTCTATTATGTAGTAAAAATATCTTGACATGCCTCCTTATTTTTGCTATAATTATAACTCAGGAGAAAAATATCATGGCAAATGAATATGAATTTATAGTATATATGCTGATCCTAGTCGGAGTAAGTTACACATCTTTCAAGCTAGGAGTTACCGAAGGCATACAAGACACAATACACTTTTTTCACGAAAAAGGTGTTATAGAACTTGATGATGAGGAGTAAAAAAATTGTTCTTGACTTTATGTTGAGAATTTAGTATAATATAAGAATGAAAAGTTCAGTTTTTAACTGAGCTGATCCAAGCACTACGTCAGTAGGGGGAGGGATAGAAAGTATGCTCACTTCTTTGCAATGAAGATGAAAATTAGTCAGCATATGGGAATTTTTAAATAACCTGAGATGCCGAAAGGGTCTCGCAGAGTTTTCCGAAAGGGAGACTAATAGGAGAAGAAAATGGTAGTACATACATTACCAACAATACACGACCTTAATAGGTCATGGATTGGAGCAGATCGTTTTTTCGAAAGGTTCGCTTCAATGCCTACATACGAAGATAATTCGTATCCTCGTTTTAACGTAACAAAAGACGGAGAGCAATATCAAATAGAGATTGCACTTGCGGGTTACACTAGAGAGAATATCACAATCGAGAGACTCGATGGTAGACTCGAAATTAGAGGAGAAAAGAATCTGAAAGATGTGGCAGACGAGTCATATCTACACAGGGGAATAACAAGGAAAGCCTTTAAAAGAGCTTTTACTATATCAGAAGATGTAGTAGTTGATAAAGCATCTTTTATAGATGGAATTCTAACTGTTGACCTTCATGTAGAGATACCAGAAGAAAAAAGACCTAAAATAATAGATATCGTTTAACGGAGACGTATAGGACGTCTAGATACACAAGGAGAAACAAGTGTTACATAGAATTGCAAGTGGTAATTCTTTGAAAACGTTGAGACTGATTAGAAGCAATATAGGACAACTCTTATATTTAATGCCTGCAATAATAGGCATATATGGGTTCTTACTATTTGTAAACTGGTCAAGTTAAGGTAACTAGGTCTTTTATAGTTATAAATTTATGATAACAATAACAGAATTAGCAAAGAATAAAATCACAGAGAGGCTAGGGAATGATTTCCTACGCCTCTCTCTTTCTGGTGGAGGTTGTAATGGATTTCAATACTTGTGGGACTTACACGAAGGCAGACCAAACAATGATGACTTCGTAGTAGAAGATAGAATAGTAATTGATAGTTTTACTATGCCTTATTTAAGGGGAACTATCATAGATTGGAAAGAGACATTAGTAGAAACAGGGTTCGAGATACACAACCCAAATGAAATGAGTGCCTGTGGTTGTGGCACTTCAGTAGGATTTTAATATGAAACCAAGTCAAGAATGTATAGATATGGTGAAGCACTTCGAAGGTTTCGAAGATACAGCTTATCTATGCCCAGCAAATGTGTGGACTATAGGATATGGTCGCACTAAAAACGTAAAAGAAGGGGACAGAATAACAGAGCCTCAAGCAGAAAGGGATTTACAAGAAGAATTACAGGAGTTCGGCGCACAAGTATTAGGTGTAGTTGATGTGTCTCTCCTACAAAATGAATTTGATGCATTAACATCATGGACATATAATTTAGGAGTTGGAAACTTAAGTAGTAGTACGCTTCTGAAGAAATTAAACGCGGGTGACAAAGACTCCGTTCCTTCTGAAATGCTCAGATGGAACAAAGCTGCAGGCAAGGTGCTTGCAGGACTAACAGCACGAAGACAAGCAGAGGCAGACTTGTGGCAGGGAAATTAAAAGTTAAATTTCAAGCCTTTTGGCTCTGGTTAATAGCAAAGTTCTTCCCAAGATATACTCTGTTAGTGAGTTACAATAATACATGGGGAGACCAAGATGACCAAGAGTTCACAGTAAAAAAGTTTTTAAAAAAGACAGATAAATACCTTAAGTTCAAAACACATGAAGGAGACTTAGTGGAAATACGAGGAGCTGATGGGCTAAACTATAGGATAGAACAATTATGAACCAGTTTTTAATAGGGCTTATTGCAGTTTTAGGTATAGCATGTTGGTGGTTGTATGGAGAAAATCAAACTCTTACAGCAAACAATATGGCACTTGAAGGCGCTGTAGAAACCCAAAAAGAGGCAATCGCTTCTTTAGAAGCAGATTTTACCCTGCAAACAGAGGCGTTAAAAAGCCAAACTCTGGCAAGCCAGAAAGCACAAAGAGAGTTGAATAGATATGCTGATTTTATCCGTAACTATAAACTTGCAGCGAAGATTTTAGAAGATCCAGTTGAAATGGAAAGGAAAATAAACAATGGAACAAAACACATATTCGAGGATATCGAAAAACTTAGTAGCACTGTTGACGATCTCGATGATGGTCTCCAGTTGCAGCATACTGGGAACTAAACAGATAGAAGTCAAGGCTAAGCCTATGGATAGAAACATAGTGCAGCCTATTATGCCTCGTGAAATTGACTTAAAAGAACCAAGATGGTTCGCAGTAACAGAACAGAATTTAGATGCCTTTCTTGAGAGTATAAAAGATCAAGAAGGCGAATTAATATTTTTAGCTATGTCTGTGCCTGACTATGAAGTAATGTCAGGTAATATGCAGGAGTTAAAACGATATATTACAGAAATGAAAGACGTAGTAGTATATTATCGAAAAGTAACAATGCCACCTAAAAAGGAAGAAGATGGAAAATAATTTACAGACATATGAAATAAAGATTACACTCGAGGTAGATGCCGATAAGTATGGGCACCCTCGTGATTGGATTAAAGAGGCTCTTGAAGAAGGGCATTGGAAATACAAAACAGAAAAGATCTACGGGACGGATATAACCCCACTTGATAAGGAAGACCCTATCCATAAATGGATAAAGGATTTCAAGTAGGTGCCTGCAAACAGGGCACTGGTTAATAACTTAACCATAGGGATTGCCATTTTAAAGCAACAGCTTAAGGTGTGCAAGAATGTAAGTGAGATCACTAGGTTAGAACTAGAGGTCAAGGAGTTGCAAACGCGGCTCGATGGAGAAATAAATGGAATGGTTAAAAGCGAGAGTGTCTGAAAGGACCTCATGGGACGGCGCAGTACTAATAGCAGTATGTGCAATAGTGCTATTCACTGGAGGATTAGCAAAGGTTTTAGCAGTAGCTGGGTTAGGCTACGGCGCTTGGACTTGTTATAAAGCAGAAGTAGGAGGATAATATGTCAATGCCACCTGGTCAGTTCGCTGGAGACATGGATAGGAATGAGGTCGAAATAGACCTTAATAAATTCATGGCACTTCTGCAAGAAAAGTCAGAACTCAAAGATAGAATAAGAGAACTTGAGGATATAAATAACGTAAATCCTTACCAAAAAGTAGTTTTCTTAGCACAAACGGTTGATAGTTGGAGAATATTTCCTAGAGCTTTCTTAAGTATCTATATGTTTCTTCTTTACTTTGCAACCTTTTGGTTCATGGATCTACCCGATCCTTCGTTTGAACAATCAGGCTTAATATCAGTATTAGTCGGAGCAGGCGCAGCCTGGTTTGGACTATATGCTGGAACACACAAAGCCCCCACAGCAGGTCAAAAAGAATAACTAATTCCTTCAGCTACGCATTTGCGCAGAGTATGAAGGAGGTGATTATCTACAGAATACACTCTGTTCTGCTGAAGCAAGTCAACACAACAACACCTATTAAGTTAGGTGTTGTTCCCACCTCCCCTCAAAATATTTCTTGACTTATAAACTTAAATTTAGTATAATACTACTATGAATATATTTATCTTAGATAACGATATAGATAAATGTGCTGAATACCATGTAGACAAGCATATAGTGAAAATGCCTTTAGAGGCGGCACAGATGTTATGCACTACACATTGGATAGACAAATTTATAGGATATGCACCAAGAAAACTTAACAAAGAAGAATTACAAACACTCCGAGAGGTCAAATCTATTGAGCCTCGCGAGTATCCCTATCTTCCTACTATGCATAACCACCCCTGCACTATTTGGGCAAGGGAGTCACTCGATAACTACGAGTGGTTATACTGTTATGCACTCGCCCTTAATGACGAGTATGGATATAGATATGGAAAATCACATAAATCCGTGCAGGAGGTGGTTCTCAGACTACCTGACCCTATACATTTACCCAGAACTGGGACTACGCCCTTTGCAATGGCAATGCCAGATGATCTTAAGTCCGACAATACCATACAATCGTATCGCCAGTTCTATCACAAAGACAAAGCAAAGTTCGCCAGCTGGAAGTTTAGAAATAAACCAGAGTGGTGGAATGAAGAGTTAGCAGATTATGAGAATCGTATTACAAGATAAGCCATTAATAACAGTATGCTTTCCTAGTACATATACTATGGAACAGAGAGACGTCTGGCTGGCAAAATATTATAAAAATTCAAGGAGATTGCATTGAGCAGACAAGAAACAAAAGAATTGGACAACTGCTATAAAGGGTTGTTTTGGGACTTAGAAACAAAAACGTTTCTGAGATGGGAAGAATTTAAAAATAAAAAGGATAAAATTGAGTAAAATAGACGACTACGCAAAGTTCGTAGATACAACAACAAGTCTAGAATCTAAAAGGTTTCTAGCATTTATCGATAGTGCTTCTAAATTAGAAGCCTGCGATAATATCAATGTGCCTAGAGTATTAACCTCAGCAATAGGAATGTTAGCTGAAAGTGGAGAGTTTACCGAGATATTAAAGAAAATAGTATTTCAAGGTAAAGAGTTCAACGAGAGTGAAAGATTCCATATGAAAAGAGAGTTAGGTGATATTCTATGGTATTGGGTACAAGGTTGTGTAGCTTTAGGCTATACACCTGATCAGGTGATGGACGAGAACATCAAAAAATTAGAAGCCAGATACCCAAATGGTTTCGAGGTGGCAAGAAGTGAACATAGAAAAGAAGGAGACATATAAATGGCAAACCATGTATATTATAACGTAAACGTAGACGGTGATGAAGCCGTAATGGAAGAATTTAGTAACTGTATGAAAACAGAAATAGTTAAAAGACCTCTTTTTAAGGATAAAACTTATACAGTAGAAGAGTTAATAGATATTGATTTACTATCATTTATGCCTAAAGGCAAGTATGATAGTGATGGGTATTTAGAGAACTCGTGGGATTATTATGTGAATAATGTCGGAGCAAAGTGGTGTTATGTAGAGGAATTAGACAAAGAATCAGGATTTTTTGCTGGATACTCTGCTTGGTCACCTCCACATAATTTTGGATGTAATCTTGCTAAACATTTGGAAAAATTTGGTAAGTTTACCATGAGAATAAACTATGAAGATGAGAATAAACTATTCGTTGGAAACACTACTTGGTCAGATGAAGATTTAGAAGGTGATACTAACGAGATAGAAGACGATGAAATTACTCAGTGGTTATTAGATGAGTTAGAAATCGAAGAAATACCCGAAGATTTTGAGTGGTGGGAAATACACGATAAGTTAGATACAACCCCAGACGAATTTATAGAGGACAAAATTTATAATTGGCAGGAGGATTGTTAATGGAAGTATTTTTATTCCCAGCAACTGTATTTAAGTTCTTATTTAGTGCTATGGTATGGATATTACTAGCAACAATTATAATGCAGAACGATAGATACTATGATACGAGAGATTGGTGTTTAGAGAAGTATGACAAATTTAAGGAGAAAAAGGATGCCAGAGCCAAAAAAAGACGTAAGCTATAAATTTAATGAAGATTATATTTTATATCTTGTTAAGGACTACATAAAAAACACTTATAAAGAACATTATTCTAGGGGCAGTATTCAAAGTACGGAAGTGATATTTGATGCTGAACATGGTGAAGGCTTCTGTATAGGAAATATCCTTAAATATGCCCAAAGATACGGCAAAAAAGAGGGAAGAAATGACGCAGACCTGTATAAAATAATTCATTATGCAGTTATATTATTAGGTATGTTAGAGTTAGAAAGTAGAAAAGAACATAGAGAGTACGAAGACGAATTACAAAAGGACAGCGACTAATGAAGAAAATAGTTTTAAAACACAGTATAATTATAGTCTTCGTTTCCTCCATAGTTTTATGTGCTACTTTCTGGATTATATTATCAGTATTAATAGGACATTAAAATGGCAAAACGAGGTGTAAGAGCAAAAAGTTACGAAGATTTAAGTGATGTTAATATAAAAAGAGTATTAGCAGCACTCGAAGACGGCGCTACTAAGAAGGTGGCGTGTGAGATGTTGAGAATCAGTTATAATACGACCAGATTAAATAACATCTTAACAGAATTTCAAGAAGAACAGGATAGAATAGCCGACAGAAAGGCTCGAAATAAAGGAAAGCCTGCTCAACAACATGAAATTCAAAGAGCAATAACTGACTATATTGAAGGAGATAATATAACAGATATAGCTAAAAATTTATATAGGTCTGCTGCTTTTGTCAAGGGAATAATTGACAGAGTAGGAGTTCCTAGACGTCCTGTAGGGGATGAAAAGGCATCAGAAGTATTATTACCTGATGCTTGTTTAAAAGAGGAGTTTCATGAAGGAGAAATCGCATGGAGCTCTCGATATCATATGCCTTGTATTATAGGAAAGGAATGGACAGTAGAGTATCAAAACTCTAAAGCTGGTATTGGAACTTTAGATTATGAAGAAAAGTACGGTGCTAAGATGTATTCCATTTATTGCTATGAACTATTTGCATATGATGAATCAATAAAAACGCTAGGTTGGTGGAACGGGAGAAAGAAGTTAGGATTCAACGCCCATTCATTAGCATATCGTTTAGGTAGTCTCGAACATCTAAAGGAATATGGAGTAACGTTCGAGTGATAAGGAGATTAAATGGAAGCATTATACTTTTATGGGGTCTTCGCTGTGTCAGGAGCGTTAACAACTCTAGTCACAGTCTGGCACCCAGCTTATCAAATAGCAAAACAAATGGAGCCCAATAACATAGTGGTATCGCATAAGAAACTTTATTTCGCATTATGCTTTGCCTTTTCGGTAATTATGGCACCAGCTATAATAATAATTATGTTAAATATTGAAGTGTTTACAAAGCAGTTTGTATTATCACTTCTAGGGAGAGATGAATGAAAGACGAAATAAAAAATGCACTTAAGTTAAAATACGAAGGTGATATAGCGGCAGCCCATGCCAATATTAGAATATACTTGCTAAATCCTGTGGGAATTGGCGAACACTCAGATGTACTTTCAGCAATCGATGAGCAGGTAGCTATAGCAGCTACGGCAGACGAGAAGTTGAAATATTTAGAGGAGGTCAAGTAAAGACCTGACCAAAAGAAAAATAAATCTTGACATTTGGTGTAGTATTTGTTATAATAAAAAAATGGAAAATGATACTGACGATAAACACGGTACCCCGTCCAACGCACACGAGCGCGAGATACGCGAGTTAAATCGTAAATTATACGGACTGTATCAAAAAGTAGAACAACTAATGAAGGAGAACCATGAACTGTCCAAACTGCAACAGCCTCAACATAAATCAGAGAGCTGACATAGTACAATATGATATAGACCAAAGGTCTGTAGCTATAGTAGTACCAGTAATGACATGCAAGGACTGTGGAGAAAAATGGACAGACAATAGAGCAGAAGATGCTTTATGGAGAGCCTCCCACTAAATAGTTCTTGACTTTATTAGTTATATCTTCTATAATATAAATATGGGAGATAGATTTTATAAACAACAACTCGAAGCAACTGGTTCTTATCCAGGCTATCGAGGTACAAAACGGAGACGAAGAATGGCTTGGACAGACGAATCAAAAGCACAAGCGATTACAATGTATACAGAACAAGACCCTACTCCAGAAACAAGTATGGAGATAGTAAAAGATATAGCTGACGAGTTAGGCGAGAGCCCAAACGGAGTTAGAATGATTCTTACAAGGGCAGGCGTATATGTTAAAAAGAACCCTGCGACAGGGTCTACTGGCGGATCAGCTGGCGGTGGTAGAGTAAGTAAAGATGCGATGCATCAAGAACTTGCAGGTGCTATCACTGATGCAGGACAGGAAGCAGATATGGATATTATCAGCAAACTATCAGGCAAAGCAGCACAATATCTAGCAGGAGTAATCAACGCAGTAAACGGTTAACCCACCTGAGATGCTAGGGGAAGTGAGCTTCCCCTAGTATTTTTTCATTCAAAAGTTTTAGCATATTTCTTGAATCAAACATACCCGCTAGCGTGGTTTCTTACAATCAAACAAGGAACTACTCGTGAAAAGAGACGAATTTATACAAAGAGTAAACGACTGTGGTGATGCAATAATCACCTATAGAAGCACGAACTCACGAAAGCTAAAGTACAATGTATGCACTTTAGATTTCACAACTCCCTATATACAAAAGAAACGGAATAGAGCCCGACCAACAAAAGACACAGTTCTTTTATGGTGCTGGGACACAGATTCTTATCGCTTATTAAGACCTGCCAACGTGACGAATATAACCCCTCTGTCTAGCATATTGAGGAACACACGATGGTAGATTTATTTCAGGAACCAGAATTTTATTCTCGTATCATTCACGAGAGCGAAGACGGCTACGAGCAGATACGCTTAGTAGTTAACACATTCTATGGAAAGGAATATTTACACTTTAGGAAGTACTATTTAGACTTCGAAGGTGAGTGGCAAGCAACGAAACAAGGAGTGTCGATGCCACTAGATTTAACAAACTCAAGGGAAATGTTTGCTGGCTTAGTAGAGCTACTATCCCTTACAGAGAACAAAACGGAAGTATATAATTATTTCAAGGACATAATGGAAGATAGCTATTCTTCTTGACGCTAAATCGCAAATACTTTATATACAGCGTAGGTTAAAATAAATCTTGACATAGAAGTTATAATTTGCTATAATATATAAATGGAAAATTTAAGAAAGATACTTGATAAAGCAAGCGAAGGTTACTACGCTGGCGTACCCACTCTATCAGATGAAGAATTTGATAGACTAGCAGAAATTGCTCAGTATGCCCAAGTTGGTTCCCCCAGCGGTAGAGTACCACATGCTTTCCCAATGTATTCACTTCAGAAAATTTTTACAGGGGACAAAAGTCCTATTTCAGGCTATGACAGTGTCGTAGTTACGCCTAAACTAGACGGATCCGCAGTATCATTACTGTATGTAGATGGGAACTTGACGCAAGTTCTTACTCGAGGAGATGGTAAGCGTGGACTTGACATAACAGATAAGTTTTTAGCTTGGGATTCAATCCCAAAAAGAATCGACGTTTCAATGAAGATTCTTCAAGTTACGGGGGAGGTAGTTGCTCCCAAATCCGTACCCAATTCGAGAAATTATGCCGCAGGTGCTTTAAATCTGAAGGACATTCCCGAATTTCTCTCCCGCGACT